CCTTCTAGTGCGATGGGATCACTTGGTGGAGCCTTTGCTGGTGGGTTTGCTGCTGGTCCTGTTGGTGCTATTGCAGGAGCCATCGGTGGTGGTGCTACTGGTGCGAGTTTTACTATGGCTGGTAGATACATTGAAGCACTCATCAAGGCTGGAGGCAATGGAAGAATTACTGATATATTGTCAACATACAAACCAGAAGCAGCAGCAATCAGAACAATAGATGGTAGAATTTTTACACAAGCAGAAGTAAAGTCTATGCTAGAAAGAAATAATATTATGTTCTCTCAGGTAAACTTTGAGTTTGGTCAATCTGCCTACAACACTATGATTCGCCAGATGGGAATCAATGCTACAGGTAAACAAGTAGGACACATTCGTAACGCTCTTAGATGGCTAAGACCTGATCGCCCTAACTTCTGGAACACCATCGCCCTAGAAACAGATAATGCTTTTCGTACACAGGTGTTTGCGGATGCTCTTTATTTAGGCTATACTGAAAAGCAAGCAGCAGAATTTGCTCGTAGATCTTTGTTGGACTATTCAGATATGTCTAAGGCAGAACAAAAATACATCGCACAATACTTTTTATTTTATTCTTTCATGCGTCAGTCATTCGTAGAAGTAGCAGGAGCCTTTGCCAAAGGTGATCCAACATCTATGAGAAACATTGTTGCCGCTGCAAGATACGGACAAGAGCAGAAGAAGATTGCTAACACAGATGAATTATTTATAGACGAGAGTTACAAGTCAAAGGCTATGGCTTCTGTCTGGACACAACTAGGAAAATCCTACGATGAGACTATGACGCTACACTATGGTCCAGCATTTCCTTCAACGGAATCATTCATGCAACTTGCCAATACATATTTCTTTATCTATGACTCAACGTTCTCTGACTATCAAGTCCAAGGTGGGGCTGTAAATGAGTTAACAAATATTTTAATTCTAAAAGGTAACCCAGTATTACAACAGGTATTACAGCAAGGATCAAAGAAATTTCGCTCTGAAAATGCACCGCACGGTGTTGTCCCTGTGAGAGAGGTTATCGCTCTAAAATCATCAGGAACTTTCGCAATGGCTGAGAGTTTCTTTGAACTAGAACCTATACCTAAAGATGAAATGTCTGCGGGTAGACCAACCTATCCTGTCGAAGGGCAAGACACAAACATTCAGTATCGTATCTCTTCCAAGAAAGGATCAAAAAGATATTTATTATTTAAGATTGGATTGCTTACATCAGGGATGGATCGTGGTGTTCAGGACTGGGCTGCTACAACATCCGAGAAACTAGAACTTGATGGTGCTAAACTAAAAAGATATAGCGATGGAAACATGTATCTAGAAGCAGTAGGGCTAGCAACACCTATCGCTGTTCCTAATTACTATGTGCAGAGAGATAGAAAAATTAAACAGATCGTCAAAGAACTTAGAGCGGAGCAAGATTAATATGTCGTCAACAATGAACTTTAGTTTTAAATTATTAGATACACCAGTAGAGTTTGATAATGCTTATAGTCTATCAAAAGTATGCAGCATACACCTAAATTCGTCACCTTCTTCGTTTACTCAACAAGAGGGTAAGAGTTTCCTTGGCAATCTACAAGGGTTAAGAATCCAAGGCACAGCAGCATACGGAGCAGGACTGGGAAGTAATCAGACTGGTATAGAGGTAAAGGGGTACAGAGATGCTGCTGGTACAGAACTAATACTTGAACCCACCGTAGGCATCATCTATTTAGATATGTCTGGAGGTAAACGCTCAGGTGTTTTCTCATTAGATTTAATTATAAATTTGGCTCCTAGTGATGAGTTATTTCTATTTATAAAAACAGTATACATTAAGCCTGACAACACGGTAGCACCGGCTGAAGCAGGAGATACGTTTACTGTTACAGAATTAGAAGCAACTTGCAGGAGGAACTAAAATGCCCAGATTTAATAACGAGAGTTTTAACAACTCCGTATCGTTTCCTTCTAGTAGGGGACTAACACAATATCAAGAAAATTTATCATCCCAAGCAGATGGCTCCAATACATCTTTCACCGTTGCTAACAACATCGATGGAACATTGGAGGTTTCTATAAACGGATTGATATATACTAAGGCTGACGGTAACGTTAGTTTTACTGAGGGAGATAAGGTTTTTACTATATCGTTTGCACCTCAAAGTGATGACATAGTCATTGCTATTTATAACTCATACGAGTAATTTTACTCGTTGTCATATAACTCATGGAGGGTATAAATTATGGCTTTAGAAATTAGAAGTAATCAGATTAGGTTGGCGGATGCGTTCACTTTCTCTGGTGCAACGGTGGTTCCCACACCGACACAAGCGACACATGCTGCCACAAAAGCATATGTTGATGCTCAAGTTGCTGATACATTCAGCGGCGGAGACGGTATCGTTATTGATGATTCAGGTGATCCTGATGTTATCAGTGTTGATCTCGCTACATCAAATCCAGCATTGGAATTTGTTAGTAACAAACTTGCGTTGAAACTCAAGGCTAACCAAGGTATCGTAAAAGATGCTGATGGTGCACAGATTCAACTCAAATCAGAATCAGGCGGAAGTATTTCTGTTGATGCGTCTGGTTTGTACATCGCTGATAGTGCTATCGGTAATGCTAAGTTGGCTAACTCAACCATCTCTGGTAAGGCTCTTGGTGCAAACCTTGATGCTCTTGCTGCTGGACAAGGTCTTGCTATCGGATCAGCATACAATGGTTCTGCTGGGCAAACAATGGATTTGAATCTTGATGGTTCAACTCTTGCCAAGTCTGCTAGTGGTGTTAAGGTTGCTGACGGTGGAGTAGGTTCTACTCAACTTGCGGATGATTCCGTGGGTGTGGCTAAGATTGCATTCTCATTTGAGTATGATGTCTTTGCTGGAGACGGATCTGCTACTGCATTTGCTTTGAACAACACTGCTTATGATGCTTCTGGTATCATGGTAACGTTGAACGGGCAGATGTTGAAGCGTGTTGCTTCATCTCCGAACGCTGGTGAATTTCTTCCTACTACTTCCAATGTAACTATTGGTGGTGCTGCTAGAGATTCTGCTGACGAGATCATGGCTATCTATCTAAATTAAAACTAGTTAGAGTTAGGGCGTCAGGTAAGGTTTTGCTCCTTTACTTTCCTGTGTAAGTCCCTTTCATTTTTCAGCATACAAGGGAGCATCTTTAAAGGAGGAGATATAAATGAAACAGGAGGAACAACCATGGTGGAAGAAATCATCGGACACGTTTTGGGTCCGTTCGGTGCATTGGCTACAATGGCCGTTGTACTTTATGGCTTGTATTCTTTGGGGATTAAACATATACTCCCTCTTCTTAAAGGATCTATAGATCGCCATCTAGATCAGGTGGATAAGATGTTGGAGAGTCACTCAGAGGATAGAAAAATATTTAGAGAAACAATAGAAAAGATTGTCGATAGACTTGACAAAGTTGAAGACGACGTAGCATATATCAAAGGGAAAATAGATAATGAATAAAAATAAAATTAAATATAGCAACCTAGTTGTTCAACTTGTACCACAGATCTTTCGTCTGGTATATAAATTTATCATGGCTCAGAAATCTGGTGGTATTGATAAAGAGGAAGCACAGGATTTAGCAGGGGAAGCACTCACTGTTTTAATTTTTGTGATGGAGGAGTTCGACTTCATTTTAGAATTACCCGCTGAGGAGTCTGAGGATGACGCTGAAGAGCCTTTAGAAGATGAAGAGGGTGAGTACACTGAGGAAGAATTAGAAGAGCCTGTGGCTGCTATAAAGCCTCATAAAACATTCAGCAAGAAATTCAAAGGGAGGAAGAAATAATGCCTAAAGTTAACGGAAAGAAATTTGCTTACACCACTAAGGGTAAAGCAGCAGCCAAGAAAGCAATGGCTGCAAAGAAGAAGAAGAAAGTTGTAAAGAAAAAGAAGGGGAAGCCTTATGGCAAAAAGAAATGAGCCAACAAATAAAGCCCTCTACTCCCGTGTGAAGTCAGCGGCAAAGAAGAAATTCAAAGTATATCCTTCAGCCTATGCGAATGCTTGGCTTGTAAAGGAATATAAAAAACGTGGTGGTGGATACAAAACCACTACAAAGAAGAAGGGATCTAGTCGTGCCAAAAAAAAGTAAGGCAAAATATAAGGGAGGACTTGGACGTTGGTTCGCTGAGAAGTGGGTTGACGTTAAGACTGGTAAACCTTGTGGTAGATCCAAAGGGGAGAAACGCAAGGGTTATCCTGCTTGCCGCCCAAGCAAGCGAGTATCCTCTGCTACGCCCAAGACTACAAAAGAAATGAGTTCAGCGGAGAAGAGTAAATTTAAAAAGTCAAAGACTTCTTCAAAGAAAATATCGTATCAACACAGGAGGAAACGTAATGCCAAAAAGAATAGATAAGAAAAAGATGAAGTGCAACAAGCCTCGTCGTTCACCCAAGCCAACCAAGACTAAAGTTGTCAAGGCATGTGAGGGTGGTAAAGAAAAGATCGTACACTATGGCGATCCCAAGATGAAAATTAAAAAGTCAAACCCCAAACGACGTAAGTCATTCAGGGCTAGACACAAGTGTGATCAAAAGAAATCTAAATTATCTGCTGGTTACTGGAGTTGTAAGGCATGGTAGAATGTAAATGCGAATCATGTGAGGAAGGATGTCCTTGCTGCGACTGTGATCCTTGTGATTGCCATAAATAAAAAAGGACTACACCTTTCGATGTAGCCCAGAGTCTATTGGGTTGGAGGGTATAGGCTCTTTTCGTTATGCTAGACTAGGCAAACCCTCTGCAACTTTGCTTCCTTTAACGGAGACACCTTCAGATGCCGCCAGTCTATGCTCTATTTCTTTTGTCTTATGTTTGAGAACAGAAAAATAATTTTGTTCTACTGGATATGAGAACAGGTAACCATAATCCTTATCCTTTAATCCAAATAATACTCCTTCAGCAGATCCATAAGAGTTCAATCTTCTGTTATTATAATTAGACTTAACTCCATCAACAAACTCTTTACCATCATAACAGTACAATGTCTTATCGTATCCGTTGAGGTATACCATAAAGTCTGGTGGATGAACAACGTACTCCGCATAGGTGTTGCTACGCACCTGTAAGATCTCAGCAAAGAACGTTGGGTAACTTGGGTTCCAAGCATACTTGACTTCCATAGTCTTCTTGCCAAGTGGCTCCATCGTCTTGCAATCAAACAGGTTTAGATCTATATCGTAGTGTGCGTTGCTCTGTGGATATGAAGGTGCATTGTCTAAGTCGGTGCAGGTTGTTACGCCCAGCCCCTTCTCAAGCACCATAGAATTATGTTGTAGCATATCCATGACTACAAACTCTGCTACGATCCCATCGTATAATGTTTTACTTTTGTGAAATGACATTTTAAATTCTCCTTATTGAATTATTCAGCGTTGAATGCTGATGCTATTTTCTTTTTAAATCTATTGAGATGGTTGTAGAATGTTTGTCTCTTCACCCATCTGCCTTGTGTATTGGAATTACCAATCCTTACGTTCTCTTTCTTATCATCCCAATACTGATGCTTCTCTGTATCAGGTAGCAAGAGATACTCAAAGAAGAATGCGTCATCCGCAGATCCTCCCTGTGCAAACTCTTCAACTTTCTCTATTAAATCTTTCCATTCGATATTCATTTCTACTCCTTCTGTAGTTATATCTGAATCACCTATGGTTCGTTCACCAACAGCGACTCTTCTGTTTTTAAATAATAATTTTCTTTCCTTGTTGAACACCCACCACTGCTGGAAGGATGCGAACACATAGTTGTGTGCTGCCTTAGCATCAACAAATTCCTTGCCTAACAGATCTTCCATCTTATCACAGAGGAAGGTGCTAGACGTCTCATACAATGCTTCAGTCTTATCTGCTGATAGGAACCATGCATCAATATCCTTTTCAAAACTCCATCTGTTTTGTCTTCTCTTATTTCTGGGAAGGTTGTGCCAGTACTTACCAGCAATCCCAGTGTCGTAATCCAACAAACAAATTTCATACATCCAATCTTCTTTTATAGTAAACATTTTATTCTCCTTATGTTTTTCTCCAGCAATCCCTTACTGGTTGTATAGTAAATAGTTCATAGAAAAAGAAAACGCCATACTTTTTTAAAATATTTTAATTTATTTTTCTAACCATCTCCTGTATTATACACAATAAATAGTAGTTAGTCAAATAAATTACTGAATAAAAATAAATTTTATTATATAATCCTGTAAGAATGGGGATGCATTGGAGGTAATAAAAAAAATATAAAATAAATTTGGAGTGGCTGAGCATTTATGTATTGCTATGGTTATGTAAACAAAACAAGAATTACTTTTCATACTGAAGATCTTATAGAAAGATAATAGAAAAAACTTTACAGATAAAGAATCTAAGAATATTAAATAAGAAATAATAAAAAAAGTTTATAAATAATTTGGAGTGAGAACTTAAAAATGTATTGCTTATAAAGTATAGGAGATAAACTCTTATCAATCATCTCTCTCTGAGATGATAAGTTATTAAATAAAGGAGAACATAATGACTAACAAAAGAAAAACTAAATTAACTATGGCACTATTAAAAGTCTCAGAAATAAAAGTTATATTCAAAGATCTGAATATGAATACTTACATATTAGATTTGATACTATCAGATATTAGAAACAAACTTAATAGATCTGAATTTGAAAAGCCATCAAAACAATCAAGCATCTACTCTTACATGGTTGAAGCAAATTTCTTACTCAGTAAACTTGTAGTGTATAAAAGATCCGAGAACATAAAAAATAAATTATTAAACTTACTGAATAGTATACAAGATGAAGTTCAGAATAAAGATCTTATTCTTATAGAGGAGGCAAGTTAATGTTAGACACTAGACTAGGAGATCTCTTCAGATTCAATCATGAGTATCTATTACATAATCAAGTACCAGATGCAACAGAAGTTCAAAAGGGTATGTCACTGTGTATCTTAGTAAGAATACAGAAGCCTGATGGTTCAGTAACTCATTCAGATATCATAGCAGATAACTCTCACCTTCTTACAGATGATAATCTAGATGACTTAATAAATTCTACATTCTATAAGTTAATGTTTACTAGATGTAATGAGTATGTGTGGTTACCAGAATATAAATTCATTCAAATGTTTGAGCCTCTTATTCCTCCAAGAAAAAAGATAAATAAACTTACAGATAATACTTGACAAGAGTGAAATTATATGGTATAATATATGTATAAGGTGGTAGTTACTACTACTTATTATAGTACTGAAGAGATAGGTAATAAAACATAATAGACATTTTAATTCTCCAATGATAATACAATCCCAGCCTATCTCTTCTTTACTTTTTTTATAATTAATTAGGTAAAAACTATTATTAGATACTATTTATAGTAACATTAGAACATTACAACAACCCCTCAGTATTGAGTTGGTTACACTACACAGGAAGGATCCCCGCTATGGCTAATAAAAAAAGAATGAATTATGCATCGTGTTTGAAGCGACTCACAGTAGCCGCAAGAGACAGGAATATCTCCGACTACCTATGGGAAACCCTATGCTTGTACGTTGTCCACTTCGAAGAGAACCCAGACATTCTGAATGATTTAAAATTAGGTGACATGTTGAAGGTAGCCCAACTCTGTCGTGACTTTGCAGAGATGGAGACAGCCAAGGTTGAACAGGACAGACATAACGACTTTGCCAAAAGGCTTGAAGAGTTACATAAAAAAAAAGTATCCTAGACTAGTGAGTCAGCCAGTCAAGACAGTGTGACAGACAGGACAGACGGACAGACAGATGGACAAACAAGACACGAGGACAGGCAGACAGTAAGACACTCAGACATACAGACAAAATGACAAAAAAAATCTCCTTATATTTTACCCCAGTAGATCATGAATATCTCTGGGGTTTTTTATTTGCCTATAGTAAATAGTCAGCAGCAAAATGATAAGCAAAAATAAATGAAAAAACTTTGCCTTTTTACTTGACGAACCCTAAATAATGTGTTATAATATAAGAGTAGGGTAAAGAAATTCTCAAAATTATTTTCATTTATTTTGGTAGATAATGTGCTTTTGGGATTTCTATAGACTATTTACTATGTAAGCAACGAGGGATTGTGGCTTACACATTTTACTAAAATTATAAGGAGAAATAAAATGACTAATAAATCTAACAAAAATTACACAGATGGCGAGCGAGTGCTTGACTACATCACTAACCCAGCAAACTACAGCACGGGCTTCCGCTTCTGCTGGAGCGGCAACCATAGTTGGGATGAAGAGTGCGACTTGAGCCTAACACAAATCAAAGGGATGATTGACGGTGCGAGAAACAAAACCAAATTTATCTGGTGGGATAATAGAACGAGCGACTTCTGCTTCTATGACTGTGTTACTGTTGAGTGCCTTGGACTGAACGAAGATTATAGACTAACCATAGAAGATGTTGAGGCTTGGGACAAATTACAAGTTCCTCGTCCTGATGCTACTACACCACAAGCGAACATCACTCTACTTCACGATGAGATGTTTGACTGGATAGAGCAGATGGGTTGGGATGACGATCGTGTTGATGCTGCCTGTGCTGCGGCAGAGAAGATGTTCTACCTCAAGTAGAGCGATGGGATTGGTTGCCCCTAAAGCAACCTCGTATATTCTGGTGTATATCACAGCCAAAATAAATGAAAAAAGTTGTAGATAGTCCTTGACTTTCTGTGAAAAATGTGGTATAATAAGTATAGGGGTGAGGGATTGCCCCGACATGAAATCAAAATAAAGGAGAATTATCATGCCGAATTATGCGAACAACAGCGGTGCTATTGTAGCCCGAAACGAACAAGGAAAGGAACTCATTCAGGGATGGATGGATGACTACGAGAAAGGGAACGAAGGAGAGAACACACGGAACTTCTGTGATGTGTTTATACCAGAACCAAAGTGGGAAGACTTCATAGATGGTGAAGGACACATGTCCTCTGGTGGCTGGAACGGAGAGAAGGTGTGGGTAGAACTTCCAGATGGAAGCAATAGAAAACTCACAGATGTAGAGAAGCAGAGACTTGTTGATGCTGAAATTACAGAGAACATCATAGGCTCTTATCACTTTTGTGGTAAAGTTTGGGGAACCAAGTGGGGACTATTTGATGAAGATGTTGAGATGAGCCCTGATGGAAGCGACATGTCTTTCGCTGGAACGACAGCATGGGGACCTTTTGATGGGATGTGGAATAATGTCGTTGATAGACTGAACGAGGTAGTGAAGAAGTGTTTAGCCGAAGGGATGGAAGTTCCCGACATCTATGTGGAACACGACTGGGATGAACGAGGTTGTGATGAGGCTGGTCGCATCACCGTTCAGATGTATGACGGTGTCTATGAATTCCATCATGAGAGTTGGGACATTGAGGAAGCCTTGGAAGTTCTTGGTGACGACCACTCAACTTTGCCTGACCCACAGAATTACTTCTACGAGCAAAGGGAATGGAGAGAAGGTGACCTTGTCTTTGAGGGCGATGCCTTGGCTGCCTACAAGGATGCTGACTTGGTGTTCTGTGATGAGGGTAAGCCCGTCATCCTTGTGCCTTCCACCATGACCGCTTACTATGTGGGTGAGAAGTTGGAGATAGTCAAAGCACCCGAGAGCGATGAGTTCTATGTAGTATAGGCTACGATGGTGTGGCCCCGACCATAAACGGGGCACCGTCTCATTAGTCCGAGACCATATAAAATAAATTTACATCTAAAACAAAGGAGATCCAGATGAAAAAATATATAGCAACAATAGCAGTAACAGCAACAGCAGAGGTAGAGGTGACACTATCTCCAGAAGAACAAGAGGAGTATAACAACCTGACAGATGAGTGGGAGAAGAATGACTACATCCTAGATCGTTCAACAATCAAGCAAGAGGATATGGATATGAGCGATGGACTTGAAGTAGTTTTCTTTGAAGAAAGTTGAAGAAAGTTCAGCGACACCCTCAGGGATATGGTATAATAAGAGAGTGGGGGGAGTAATCCTCCTGCTCAATATTAACAAAATCTAAGGAGATGCAAATGTTAAACAATAAATCAGAGAGTGTAGTAGTAGTGTTGAGTGATGAAGGCACATGGGATACAGATGGATGTGTTATGGTGTTCCATGATAGCCTCATCGCAAATCATTTCCCAGACGAAGGTAATGCACATGATGTTATCTCAAATAGAGATGGAGATTTGGATGACTTGATATACTCAGATGAAGGAATGGAGTGCATGACTGAATGCGTAACCATCGTCGAACTACTAGAGTTCTACCGTACTGCAAAGAGGATGGGACTAGAACGTATCATCAAGGATGTACAGTAACCACTACCAAGGGGAGGATGTAATGTCCTCCCTTCTTTGTTGACATACCATGGAGAGTATAGTACATTGACAACCACCACCACAGAAATAAATTAGATAACGATAGAGGCTTACCAGTAGGGCTAGAATGCACAGTAGAGTTATAGTAGTACCATCACATAGGATATACATTACAAGAGGCTACAGTAGTATAGGGGGGCCACCATACACCATAGTAGTAATAGGGTACCATAGGGAGCCAAAAAATACGCAGCCCAAATTTTACAATCCCTTATCTACCATACTACTTATGGTAATAAATAAATATTAACAAAGGAGAACGTTATATGACTTTAGATTTCGATACGTTTGTACGACTACTGACGATCTATAATAAAGAAAAAAAGAAATTAGATTACTTTGACCCATTCCCCGCACAAGAGTACATGATGGATGTGTTAAAGAATTATGACAAGGTTATTGTTTTGAAGGCACGACAACTAGGAATCAGCACCCTCATAAGGTCTTGGTTCTTTTATCAGTCTTACTATGATGTAGAGCCACGCTCCTACGGTGTGATTGCACACACCAAAGATGCTTCTGTAAACATTGCTAGTATGGATAAAACCTTTCATGGTAACTTGCCACAACAAATGCAAAAAAATATTTTTAAAAATAATGTTTCTGAGATGGTGTTTGATGATTCAAAAGCATCCCTCCGTTCATTCACAGCATCATCCAAGGGTGGTACCAGATCATTCCAACTTGATGGTGTTCACCTTTCTGAGTTTGCTTTTTATGAAGACCAAGATGAATTCCTTTCTACTATGATGGCTACTATTGGTGCAAACCAAATCATTATCGAATCCACACCCAATGAGATGGGTGACAAGTTCTATAAATTAATTATGGAAAATCTTGCTGCTGAAGATCCAGAGTGGAAGGTTGTATTCTTTCCATGGTATATGCACCCCAACTATAAGACTCCTGTTCCTCCAACGTTTGAATTACGTAAGGAAGAAGAAATTATTAAAGACGAACATGATCTCACAGATGAACAGATATACTGGAGACGTAAACAGATTGCAACTCTAGGTAAAGATAAATTTTATCGTGAGTACCCTGCCACTGTACAAGAGGCATTTCGTTCATCAGGGACGCCGTATTTCAGCCCTGAGAGCCTTGAAGCGATAGAGCCTATGCCTAACCCTAGGGGAGATCTTAAAACGTATTCTAACGTGGATTTTAACCATGATTACGTTATGGGTGTTGATGTCTCTGCAGGTGTTGGAAAAGACTACAATGCTTT